AGCAGTGTACGATAGAGAATGAACTTTATTCATATATAGTAGCGCACCCTAAGAAGAAAAACGATGAGAACTCCATAATTGGTGTGGAGGACTTCAGGGGGTCGAGCTTCATAAGCCAAGTTGCCGATAACATTCTCGTTGTATGGAGAGATCGAAATGTTGCCCAGCTTGACCCCTCTTTAGGTCGAGCTGAGATTCATAGTTTAAAATGCCGATCGGAGTGTGGATCGGAAGGCAAGATTGAGTTGGGGTTTTCTTATTCAGGGCAAAAGTTTGTAGATAAGCTCGGAAAGGAAATAGCCCCGATGGATTCAATCGAAGAAGGATTTATCGAGGATTTTGAGGATGAATTCTGAAGAAAATCCACCGTGGAGCGCCCTGCGACTTAGCTCCCCCGCAGGAACGTGGTATATAGCAAGGAGCCCTTCGGTAAAGAGGGCGCTTGAGGCGAAGTCGGATTCTGCCCCCAGGGCGGTTTTTTCCAGGGGAGAACTGCATGCCGCTCTTCCAGCGATCAGGAGCATGAACGAAGAAGAGCGGCATCAGTGGCTAAGGCAGATGATTCAGATCAAGAAATGTATTTCTGACTCAAGAATAGAACTTGTGAAGTTCAATAATGCTACATCTATCCTGAATCGAAAAGTGAGACGTTGACATTTTTAAGTGAGTAAAGATTAATTGTTTCCATATATGTCCTCCTCAGTTGTAATCTGGCAACTGTAATTACTTTGTCAATATAGGGTTATAAAAAAAATGCACCAGCAAAAAGGTTTTAAGGCTTTTTTCTACCATAATGGTTTGAAGGTTTATGTTGGTCGATGCGCAACAAGGGAAGATGCCAAGATTCTAGCAAAGAAAAAGAAGGAAGAATTCCTGAATGATCCTTCTGGATGGCCGTTGCACATCAGAAACAAAGTAAAGTTTTGGCAATATTTTGCATGCTCAGACGAACTTGCTGATATGAGACAGGTAAAGCTTTCCGATATTGCTGGACCTGAAGTTGCAGTAAGGCTTGCCGTATTAGAACAGGCAATATTTGATATGAAATATGTAGGCAATTGGGTGAGAGACAATTACGACATAAGAAAAGATGCGCTCGAATGGATAAATAGTGATGAGATGGGCGAACCATCATTTACCTTTAAGTCAATCGTCGAGGACATCCTTGGAGTTGACGCGGAGCAAGCTAGAAATGCAATATTGAAAAGCTATAAAGAATATATGAACAGGAATGGCATTGATGTCTGATAGAACGAGAAGCGAAATAGATCTAAAGTGCGAAGAGTTAAAAAAGCTACTAATATCTAAGAATAGGAAATATGGAGACAGTGCTCTTTCTCCTATAAGGATTTTCTCAAAGGCATCCAGCATAGAGCAGCTATTAGTCAGGTGCGATGACAAGATAAATAGGGTTGCTTCTACTGGAATAGAAACAAGCGGGGAGGATCAGTTAATAGATTTAGTTGGCTACCTTATTCTTCTTCTTATCGCTCTGGACCGAATGAAGGAGGAATCAACGAAACAGGAAGAATCAACATTGACTAATAGTGGCTTAGGGTATACTTCTGTAAGCTAATTTTTATACGAGGAACTATCAGATGGAAGATATTCTAAGCATTGATTTTTTAAGTAAATACAAGACAATTGAGCCGCCATTTGGGGGTAACGGCCTCGGCTACATTGTTTATAAAAGAACTTATTCCAGGGAGATACCTGGGCTTAATCGCTCTGAAGAATGGTGGGAAACAGTAGCGAGGTGCGTAAACGGGGCTCAAAAGATTGGGGCCGATTATACAAAGGCAGAAGCTGAAAGAATATATGATTATATATTTAACTTAAAATGCAGCTTCGCGGGGAGAGCCCTTTGGCAGCTTGGGACCGATATGATTGACCAGTTTGGCGGTCCAAGTCTCCTCAATTGCTGGGTAACCTCCATTGAGAAAATAGAAGACTTTGAATACCTCATGGACAACTTAATGCTCGGAGGAGGCGTTGGGTTCAGCATCGAGAGAGCCAATGTCCATTCTTTCCCGAAAGTTAAGTCTGGGGTTTCAATAACTCACATCCCATCCAACGATGCTGACTTCATTGTGCCAGATTCAAGAAGTGGCTGGAGTGCGCTCCTTAGGAGGGTTCTGAAGTCTTATCTATATAATGGCAAATCTTTTACCTACTCCACTATTTTAGTTCGAGGCAAAGGCGCTCCTCTAAGGACCTTCGGGGGAACGGCAAGTGGCCCGGAGGTTCTGGTTGAGGGCATAGGGGAAATCTGTGAGATACTTAGAAACAGAGAAGGAAAGAAGATAAGGTCGATAGACGCTTTAGACATAGCAAACATAATCGGGAAGATTGTTGTAGCTGGCTCTGCCAGGAGGTCTGCACAGCTAGCCGCAGGAGACCCCGACGACTATCTTTTTCTTCGAGCGAAAAGGTGGGACAAGGGAAATATTCCGCCATACCGAGGCAACAGCAATAACTCAATTCTGGCGGATGATTACGAAGAGATAATCGATGAAGTATGGAACGGCTATATGGGAAATGGCGAGCCGTATGGATTCCTAAACCGCAAGCTAGCCAGAACTATGGGGCGTCTTGGGGAGAAAGCTAATGACAGCAAGGTGATCGGAACCAATCCCTGTAGCGAGATTTGGCTAGAAGATGGCGAATGTTGTAACTTGGCAGAAATATTCCTACCAAAGATAGATAGTTATAAAGAGCTTTGTGATATTAGTAAACTTCTTTATAAGACACAGAAGGCTATAACTGGTCTTTGGTTTCCATATGAGAAGACTAGAAATGTGGTTAAAAGAAATAGAAGGCTTGGTCAGGGAATAACGGGATGGTTACAAGCGTCTGAAAAGCAGATATCATGGATTAGCAAATGCTACGATGAGCTGAAGCAGTTTGACGAAGAATGGTCTGCTAAGAAAGGAATAAATAAGTCCATCAAGTTAACGACAGTTAAGCCATCAGGAACTCTGAGCCTTTTGCCTTTCGTTACCCCAGGGATTCATCCGGGGTATTCGAGATACTTTATACGCAGAGTTAGAATAGGTAGTCACGACCCACTTGTTCAACTCTGTAGAAATCATGGGTACAAGGTTAGTTACGACATAGGCGTAGACGGCAGAGAGAACCATCTTTTCTCTGTGGTGGAATTCCCCTGCGAATATCCAGAAAGTACAATTATAGCCGAAAACCTAACGGCCATTGATCAGCTTGAGTGGGTTGTAAAGGCGCAGGAGCTTTGGTCCGATAATTCCATAAGTGTCACTGTGTATTACAAGAAGGAAGAAATGGAGGATATTAAGGATTGGCTCAAGAAGAACTACAAGAATAAGATTAAATCGGTATCCTTCCTTCTACATGCAGACCATGGATTCAAGATGGCACCTTACGAGCCAATATCCCAAGCTGAGTATGAGAAAACTTTGGCGAAGATTAAGGAGATAAAATCATCCGATTTCGAATCGGCAAATTCAGCTTCAGCTTCAGATGATTTAGATTTAGAATGTGACGGTGGTGCTTGTCCAATAAAGTAGCAGAAGACCCAGAAATAATAAAAAAGATAAGCAGAGCTATCTCTATAACAGACACAGTTCTTGAGATAAACGAAGATAATACTGCTAAAATAGGATGCTCGATAGATAGGGCTGTTGAGAGGAATATATCATTTGCAGTAAGGCCTAAGCCTTTAATGTTCATACTAGATCTCGACGAGATAGACCTGATTGGAAACTTCAATTTATTCTGTGAAGAGATAAAAGGGATGGGATGTGACCCTGTAGTATCAGAGTCGGGCACTCCCGGCCACATGCATTTGATATGTAAAACAGACAGCAATTCTCAATATGAATTACTGTCTGATATTTCGAAACGATTTAATTTAGACAAATCCATAAGAAGGAATTTCATAAGGCCACCTGGATCTCCTCACCGCAAGAAACTTCCAATAAGAATTGTATCTCACAACAACGCGCTGCAAATCCTCGAAGCGCTTGGCAGCTACTCTGGCGAAATAGATATCCCCTATACTCTAAGTAGAAAAATAAAATACGCTGATGGCTTGGGGGTAAGATACAAGAGTGGATCTGAGCTTACTCAAGCAATAGTCAATCAGTCATATAATAATGGGATTGGAGTACTTCAGATTTATGATATTCTTAGAAATCCTATCAACAAGGGCGGCGAGGCATTAAGATCTAGAATAAAATCTAAGGGTAGCAAGTCTGCAATAAGATGGCTCGAACTAAGCTATAATAAGGCTGCTCAATATAAATCTAGTTCCGAAGATATAATTTACAAATTAAAGGTATTGGAATCAGTTTTAATAAATGACTTGAAATGGACGGGCAAGTCTGGGCTAACAGATAGAGATTTGATGTTGGCTCATATATTGGTGGCAAGAAAATCAATGTCTCTTAAATACAAGGCTAGCCTTCGGATGCTGGCGAGCATCGCAAACATAGGCTCCCTGATTACGGTAAGAAAATCGAATGAGCGACTTCAAGAGATGGGATTCTTAAAAAAGCTAAAGAAATCCAAGGGAAATCTTTCGAACTCCTGGGAAATCGTATGTAACGAATCTAACACAATAAACACTATGGGGGGGTGTGATTATAATGTGTCATTTGCGCGACACTTGCATTCTGAGGCTTTTGCCTGGGCTCTGGGAGGCGTTCGTGGCTTGGGCAAGGCAGGGGTACCCGTCATGGATGTTCTCGCGTTAGAGGGGCAATTGCGGGCCTCTGAGGTGGCATCTAGAACTGGGCTCTCCCGCCAGACGGTGTACCGGGTACTTCGAAGGCTTCTGGATGTAGGGTTCCTGCTATCGAAGGATCGAATATGGGAAATAAACTGGGATAAGATTAGCTTGCAGTTGAAGAATTACTGCGCGGAAACAGGAATAACTACCGCTAAGGAAAACCTAATAAGAATTAGAAGGGAGGAGTCTAGGATTAATAGGAATAAAGTTTTAAGTTACCATGGATGCAAAAAGATAAAAATAGAATATGCACAACACGAATGAAGTGTCATGTTTGATACCCCAGATTAAGGTTGATAGATTTACGGAATTGGAAAATGAAAGCCCAGGAAGAAATACTAATCAGAGAATTGCAGGATAGGATTCTTAGTGGAAGCAATTATTCTAATGAAATAGAGTCGCATAGGAATAACTTGCTTGAGTTTGCGCGGGAGGAAGTAGAAAGACACCCATTCTTTTTCAATTGGGGAAAGGGAGTGGGGGCTCCTTACAGCGAGGTTCTGAAGCTCTTCATATTCGAGCAATCTCTAGATATATCAAAAATAATTCCTCATGTAAGAAACATGAGCCCCAGAGAGGTAAGGGTATGCATAGAGAACATGGAGGAATACGGAATCCTAAAAAAAATCAATGAGTCCTCTTATAAGATGGCAGAATGCATATCATCAAGATTAGATAATCTTTCCAAGGACGCTGGGATATGCGAGATTGTTCTAATTGAATACCATAAGAGGTATGAGCAGATGAAGGATAAGTACTTACTAGATAACGCAGATAGCATAATAGAAGCAACGGAGCCTGTTACTTAAATTCACTTTCATATATTAAGACGAGCCTTGCTACGGCATTTGCCATTGCATTTCCTGAAGTATGACCTGCCTTATCTAGGCTACCCATTTTTAGTTCATTTTTAAATCTACTAAGCATTCCTTTGGTTCCATGCTTGTCTATCAGGATATTGCAGAATTCATCTATTGATATACCTGACATTATTTTGAATTCAGTTGCAAATGGATTTGTATCGAACTTATTTTCCAATAGTCTAAAGTGAGTTCGAGATTTTATCCATCTTATTTGGTAATCTTTGTCCGCTGCGTCTGGTTGGGATTTGTGACATTCGTGGCATAGCAGGAAAAAGTTTGAGGGGTTATCTGAGCCTCCCCTGCTAAAAGGCTCGATGTGAGCTTTTTCTGGGCGCGAAGACTTGAACTCAAGCCTGCAAGCCCAGCATGTATATTCCGCAAACTGAATTGGGATATCAAGCTCCTGCAAGAGTCTTAAGTTTGCAGTTGATATCATGGCGTGCGACGGAGGCTTCCTTCTTTTTCTGAGTTTATTTGGGTTCATTTGGTATTGTTGTAAATTTGACGAGCCTAGTAAAATACTGCATTATTATCGCAGTGGCTATAATACGTTTATTTGTAACAAATTTATCATACGAGGCAACCGAATCTGATCTAAGAGAGCTTTTTAGTTCCGTGGGTAAGCCTACTGTGATAAACATAATGAAGGATCATGAAACCAATGCTCCCAGGGGATTTGGATTCGTTACCCTTGACACTATGGGTGCGTCCCCAGATTGCTGGAGAGAAGAGCTACAAGGGCATATTTTAAAGGGAAGACCCCTTCACATTGATATTGCTATACCCAAAGAAAAAATGAAGAAAGAGAAAAATTAAATTGGCGGATAAAAAATCAGACAGAGATGTTGCGACGGGGCAATTCAAGCCCGGCAACAAGGCTGCTGCGGGGAGCAGGAGGGGAGGCAGGAGGCCCAAGGAAGTATCTGAAGCTTTGGATAATTATACAGTTGAAGGCTTAAGTTTACTCTGGAAGATTGCGACGGATGAAAATCACGAATGGCATAAGAGATTTGGCTTTGATGCCCTTAAGGCCATTGTTTCGCATGCAACACCTAAGCGCAAGGAAGTAACCGGAAACGAGGGTGGGCCTCTGGATATATCACTCCCTGGTTTATTTCATGGAAACAGCCTTCCTGAAGAAGAAGAAGGAGAAGGAGAAGAGGAGTAGGGTGAATCACCTTGAGTTCGGAGAGCTCTCTCAAAGGCTCAGAAGATACAAAGATTATCCCGTTGAATTTTGTCTCGATGTTTTCGGGGTTAACCTGGACACATGGCAAAAAACAGCAATGAAAGCGATGGCAAGCAACCAGAAAGTCGCGATTGCGGGATGCACTGGTGTCGGCAAGGACTTTTTGGCAGCTAATCTAATCTGGTGGTTTTTAGCTACGCACAGCTACCCTAAGGTAATATGCACGGCAGTTAAAGAAGAGACCTTGCGAGATAACCTATGGGCAGAACTCTCCATGCTCCAGAGAAAGTCCCCATTGATTCAAAAGCTATTTACTTTTGGACTAAAAAAAATAGCAGCCACCGGAGCTGAAGAAGAATGGTTTGCTGTAGCAAGAACTACCTCAAAGAGATACTCCAGCGGAGGTGGCAACGCCCAGGCGGAAGGCTTGGCTGGAAAATATGCGGAGGATACGCTGGCGGTTGTAGATGAGGCTTCAGGGGTGGACGACACAAATTTCGATGCACTTGAGGGAAGTGCCAATACCCCTAGGCGAAAAATGCTAATTATAGGAAACCCTCTCCGCAGAACTGGCAGATTCGCTCAGATTTTCTTGGATCCTAGGTTTGGGGGCGATTGGTATACACAAAATGTTTCATACCTAGACTCGGTAAGAACTTCTGGAACACCTGAAGTTAGAGCAATCAGAGAGAAGTGGATTGAGATGTATGGTAAAAACTCAGCCTATGTTCAGGCTAGGGTTTTCGGTCAATTTCCTTCGACATCTACAGACGATACGATATTTACGAGGGAAGAAATACAGGTTGCTTCAGAAAGGGAAGTGGATCAAGATTTGGATGCCCCAATATGTATAGGCATAGATGTGGCTAGATTTGGCATTGATGAGACAGTTTATGTGGCAAGGCGTGGCATGAAGATGCTCGAAATGATATGCGAATCTAGAACCGATGGGCCTCAGGTTGTTGGTCAAGCTATATCGATTGCGACGAAGCTTTGTCAGAAAGGGGAGGATCCGAGGAAAGTAGTTGAGTTTAGAATTGATGAAACCGGGCTTGGCGGATCTGGGGTTGTAGACCCATTAAGGGAGCAAGGTTGGCAAGTTGCGGGGGTTCATAACGGATCAAGATCTACCATGCCGGATGACTATTCGAACTTGGGGGCCGAGCTTTGGATGGAAGATGCTAAGAGCGCAATACTTTCTTGTGAGATGATAAAAGATGAAATTCTTGCGAATCAATTAGAAACAAGGCAGTATAAGTTCACGGGAAAATCCCGACAAAGGAGATTGTACACAAAAGATGAAATGAGACGAAGCGGAATGGGATCGCCAGATAGGGCAGATGCATTTGTTTTAGCTTTTGCAGATTCTGCGAAAATTGGAATCGGAGAAGCTGAGCTTCGTAATACCATTACATTTATGTAGCTATGTTTGAAAGAGTAAAAAGAGTACTGGGGATAAACCAAAGGGAATCCAGGAATGGCTTTGACTTTGAGTCGAGAGGCACAAATGCGGCCATAGTCCAGGCATTTCTTAGGGGGGAAGATATTCCAGATGCGACTCACTTTGGGTTAAGAATGAATGACCCCTATTGTCAGAGCGTATCTGTGTTTAGGTGTGTTAATGTTATATCTTCAACCCTAAGTCAGGTTCCTGTCTCATTAAAAAGAAATGGCAAAGATATTTCAGGTCCATACCGAGACTTATTTTATAAGCCAAATAAGCTGATGAACTTAGAGGAAATGATTGAGGCAATAATTGTTCAGATGCTAACTCATGGTAACGCCTTCCTTTTTATCGACGACCCTGATTCTAGGGGGATCCCAAGAGCCCTTTTCCCACTCCCGCCTCATTGTATATCCCCGAAGAGAGGTAAGAAGAGCTATCACCTAGATAGTTGGCTAATGGAGTCTGGTCCTAAGGAAGCGATTGAAATTCCAACAGACAGGATAGTACATTTTAAATATGCGAGCCACCCCAATGACCCAATAGTTGGCGTTGGTCCTCTCGTTTCAGGGATGTTGGCTATCGAGACGGACAATCTAGCTGCCGTTTACAATAGGTCAATGCTTAGAAACGGAGGCATGCCTTCTGGAATATTGAGCTACAAGGGCGTGGGAAGATTGACGGAAGAGATGAAAGAAGAGATTCGCCATAATTGGTACAAGACTTATGGCGGTCCAAGAAATGCGTCCAGGCTTGCTGTCACTAATGCGGATTGGAGCTGGCAGCAAACTGGTGCGAGCCAGAAGGATATGGATTTCATCGAGGCTCGCAGGTGGAATATGTCCGATATATCAAGAGCATTTAACGTACCGCTATTATATCTAAATGAAGAGTCGAACTTTGGAGCGCAAGCAGTTCGCGTTCAAAGAAAAGTTTTCTACGAAGACAATCTTATTCCTCTTGCGAGAAAGCTTGGCAATAAATTTACGGAGGGCGTGCTTGGTGGTGAGAATAAAAATGGAACTTTCTCTTTTGACTTTTCAGATGTTGCAATCCTTAGAGACGATTATGATGCTAGGGTGGACGCTGGGGTTAAACTTGCAAAGATGGGATTTAGTATAAATCAAATAAATGAAAATTTGGGATTGGGGATGAAGGCCGAGCCATGGGGCGACGATCACATGGTTCCGATCAACATGGTTCCAGTTCAGGATGTAGTAGATCACGAGGTAATTGTTCCAAGCGGGGGCTATGGTTCACAGTCTTTGGAGGAAAAAGATCCAGCAACTAAAGAAGATGAGGGAACATCTCTCGAAATAGAAGAAAAAGAAGCAGCCCAACATATTCCTCAGAAACTTAGAAATGGATTTTATAGATCGTTTCAATCACCATCAGGTCTTTCTGAGAGATGCAACAACAGACTAAGAAGAAAACTATTAGGACTGAGATCTAGGGTTTTATCAGCCATTAACCCAGAAGGCATAGA